TTGATCTTTCAATGGCTGGTGGTCTTGATGGTGTGTATCCTACTGTTGGTGATTTCAATGAAGGGTGGACTCTGTTCTCTGATGCAGATACGGTTGATGTAAATCTGTTGATTGCTGGTCCTGGCGATGCAACTCACGCACAAAACGTGATGAATATTGCTGATGCTCGTAAAGATTGCATCTGTTTCATTAGTCCTGAACAGGCTGATGTTGTTGGTGTTGCAAGTTCTTCGACACAGACAACCAATGTGAAAGGATTCTTTGATGCACTTAACTCTTCGAGTTATACGGTATTTGACTCTGGTTACAAGTATCAATATGATACATATAATGATGTTTTCCGTTGGATTCCGTTGAACGCTGACCTTGCTGGTTGTTGTGCAAATACGGATGACGTTGCTGATCCTTGGTTCTCTCCTGCTGGGATGAATCGTGGTAACATCAAGTCCACTGTAAAACTTGCGTTCAATCCTAAGAAGGCTGACAGGGATACCTTGTATAAAGCAAGAATCAATCCTGTTGTGACTTTCCCCGGAACTGGAACCATGTTGTTTGGTGATAAGACCGCACAGACTAAGGCATCTGCATTCGATAGAATCAATGTTCGTAGACTGTTTATTGTTCTTGAAAAAGCAATATCGATTGCATCACGGGCTCAGTTATTTGAACTCAATGATGAAATCACACGGTCAAACTTCGTTGCAATGACGGAACCGTTCCTTCGTGACGTACAGGGTCGTAGAGGTATTACTGACTTCAAGGTTGTTTGTGACACTTCCAATAATACTGGCGATGTCATTGACCGCAATGAGTTCAGAGCAGATATCTATATTAAACCCGCACGTTCTATTAACTTCATCACACTTACTTTTGTAGCTACCCGTACTGGTGTTAGCTTCTCAGAAGTTGGCGCATAAGGGAGGATTAAGACATGGCTAATATAGAAATGTTCAAAGCGAATCTGACCGGTGGTGGTGCAAGAGCGAATCAATTTGAAGTTGTAATGAACTTCCCTGCGATTGCTCTTCCCGGTGAAGCTGGTAGGAAATTCACATATCTTTGCAGAACGGCAAGTCTTCCAGGCACGACAATTGAACCCGTAGAGGTTCCGTATCGTGGTCGGAAGTTGTATGTTGCTGGTGATAGAACTTATGAGGATTGGACAACTACCGTGTATAATGACACGGATTTTGCAATCCATGATGCAGTTGAAAGATGGATTGATGGAATGGACCGTACATTAGTTGAAACAGCTAATATCACCAATCCGTTACTTTATCAATCAAGTGCAGAGGTTCATCAACTCGATAGAAATGGCACAAGACTAAAAGGTTATACCTTCTTTGGCATGTGGCCCACTACTATTGCTGCAATTGAACTTGGATATGATACGGATAATGAAGTGGAAACGTTTGATGTAACTTGGAAATTCAACTACTTTATGTCGTTGACTTCAGGACACATTACTACGATCTAAATTGATAAAGGGGACTTCGGTCCCCTTTTTTTATGCGTCTGGGTCTGAAACCCTATTATCATCTGCAATAAAAAAGTTCCCATCACCGGACTTATAATTCAATAGTTCATAATCTGTTTGTTTAATGTCAACAGAATCTCTAATAATATACATTATACAATGATACTTGTCTTTTACGACAAGATTATGTGCAACAGATTCTATCAACCAACTCCCCGATAATTTGTCATCTAATTTTGGTGATGTCTGATCGTCATTAGCAGCATCAGTAGCTACTGGCCTGTATATATTAACATTAATTATATCACCCGCCTGAATACCAGAAATCCCCATAATCTTAATCTTTGCTCTTTGTATAAGCATGGAGTTAATCTCTGCCATACGGTTCTTTTTGTTTTCATGGTCTAAGTGGGTCTTCCCAGACTCATGTGCTGCCTTCAAATTATATTCTCTGAAATTAGCAGTTCGAGCAGCTGCAATCAATTCGACCTTAGAATTAGAGAAAGACGATAGATTGCTTTTATCTTCATCTACTGGGCCATCTGGTGTTATTGGGAATTCACCAAGTTTTTCAATTTTCCCGTTAAATGCATCTTTGTGATAATTAAGGGTTGTTGGTATTATTGACTTATTACAAATATCATACTCTATGACCCGTGATGCATATGTTCCCAATTTAGTTTGTTTTAAAACATCTACATCAGATTCTATATCAAATTCTAATATTCTAGAACATTTATCAAGAGGGGTTTGACTTGGGTTTGGGTCTTCTGAGGCTTTTGTAAAGGACAATTCTTGTCGTTTTGCATTAATCATACCCGAATATGATCTATAATGAAACGACTTAGTTGTTTGAAAAAACAAGTATGATGCATTCCCCTCGTTTGATTTGGAAAATTGAGATAGTAGAGAAATAGCATCTATTGGGGATTTGTTTGGGATAATAATCTTGTTTTGATTGTCCGTGTCCTCTAACCAAAGTTTTTGTTTAGAACCCAATCGATTAAAGAAAATGTCCTTGACAGCTTCCTTTGGCCCTTCCTTATAACAGGTAGATATTTTAACACGCTGATTATCTAAGAATTCAGGAGATATTAAAGAAAATGTATACTCATTAGCAATCTGAGTTACTTTTTTTCTTTTTTTCACATGTGATACAATCATATTAATAGCAACCGGAAAGGCAGATCCAAGAGTTCTAAATTCCAAATGAACTGGTTCGGTTCCGGTTATTTCCACCCCTGTTAATATGTCTCTTGTATCTAGAACCGTTACTTCAGCAGTCATAAACGCTCGAAATATATGTTCCCAGACATACAGTGTTGATACCAGTTTAGAAATATCAATTTCACCGTGTTTTGTTACAATAAAACACGTTCCAACTTCGAACTGGCCACCCTCTTCTAGCTTTTTATTATTTAATAAATCTGCTGTAAGAGTTTCACTGGTCTTTGATACTCGATCACCGTCAGCCACAATTATCCCCTATGCAACAAGATTTTTAAAGTTTTTGACAAATGATTTAAGATACTCAGGTTTCAAGATTTTTATTTGTCCTTTTGCTTCATTGATTCGTTCTTCATAAGTGAAATTGGTGACGAAATAAGCAGTCGGCCCGTCAACCACATCACCATCAACATCCTCATAGTGATGAATCATATCCGGTTGTCCTGATACTGGATATTTGGTGGATACAAAGTCACCAAACTCTCTAGACCTGAGAGGCCAATCTTTTCTCATATTAACAATATTATTGATAATCAAGAGAACCCAGTGATATTCAGAATCACCATATAGTTCATATGCTAAGGTTTCGGGAGTGTCTTGGTCCTTAACATCATATTTTGTTAGAATAGCGTAGTTGTCAACAATGTTGTTATGTGGTATAACCCTTCGAAACATATCAACAACAACTCGGCCATCAAATTCCATATGTGGATGTAAGTTAAAATACATATGTTATCCTCCCAATCCTGTCATTTTTATTTTCCCCTTTGTGGGATAATCCAACTCTTTAAATGTTAATGTTAATGAATAAGTGGTTGGTGCTCCTTTAGACTCATGAAATGTTGTAAATTGGTCATCACCATATTCAACTGCAACACTTGTACAATAACAGGTTTCATACTTTGGCAACCATTCAATATCTACAGCTTCATCTCCCCCTGTTAGCCATGATATTTTAAATAATGACGGGAATTTATAAGTTCTCACTCCACGTTCAACATCCATATCGATGTCCACTTCGGATCCGATTGAACTGAGTGCTGGTGCAGAATGATATCTAAACGTTCTAATTATATCAGCAATGGATTGAGTTTCTTCTTTTGATCTGGGAACAAAAGTATAAGTACAAGTTAGCTCTCTTTGCTCTGGACCTGTATATTTTAATGCTTGTTGTTCCATAACTGCAAACCCGGAACCGGTTCCAACTGCATTAGCAAGATTCATTTTAGTTTCAGCAGTAGCAGCTGATGCAGTTGCACTTGCTATATTTTTTGTTGTATCCCATGCACCCTCACTATTCTTCCAAGCAGTTGCGACATTTGCCATAAGATTATTGGCACTTTCTTTGTCCCACCCCTGAGTCTCTGAGATACTGGATTTGAGTGCCGGTAAATATATTTTTGCGAGTTCTTCCTTATGTGTGCCAACATTTCCGAATGCAGTTTCCTTACTTGCTCCTTCCTTTGACGGTTTAAACGCATATGCTGTATATTGCATAAATGTTGGGAATTCAGCAATATTGCTTGGAAACCTTAAATGTGATTTTTTCTCTACTTTCCCGGCCATGTAAATTTCCTAAGTTAATTCTAATTGTATTTATATAAATATATTGATGGGACATTATTTGCAGGGTAAATACCGATTAAAGAACCCCAAGAAGTATCGTGGAAGAAGAGATAATATCCAGTTCCGTTCATCATGGGAGCTTAGAATGATGACGTATCTTGATACCACGAATGCTATACTTGAATGGAATTCAGAAGAGGTTATTATACCTTATTTATCACCATTAGACAGAAAGGCACACAGATATTTCACCGATTTCTATGCAAAGATAAAGGATTCCTCCGGAAAGGTGACCCGATATATCATAGAGGTTAAACCCAGAAGTCAAAGAAAACCACCCCGGAAAAAGAAGAATCGAGTCCAATATCTAAAGGAATGTCGAACATTTGTGGTCAATCAGGCGAAGTGGGAGGCTGCAGAGAAGTGGTGCGGGAAGAGGGGATATGTGTTCAAAATAATTGATGAAACAGATTTAGGTATATAAATAAGGATATGGCAGAAGACTCACTATTTGACAAACTCCAAGCTGC